AGGAGAGAACTTATGAACTCAGCAGAAGTAGCAAAACAAGTAACACAAAAGATATTAGAAGAACTACGTAGTAATCCAGGTAAATGGATTAAGTCATGGGAAACTACACGACCACGTAATCTTATTACTGGTCATGAATACTCAGGATTTAATTGGATGTGGCTTAACATGAACACAGATGAAAAGCATGGTATGTCTCCTTATTGCATGACATACAATCAAGCCAAACAAATAACAGGACTAGATAAACCTATTAAAAAAGGTGCTAAGTCTGTTCCTATTATCTTTTATAAACCAATGTCTAAAGTAGATGAACAAGGTAAAGAACATTGGTGGAAAATGGTTAGATCATACAACGTATTCAATCGTGATAACATTGAAGGTATGTCACCATTACCTGAACCAGAAGAAGTAAAGTTTCGTAAAGATAATTGCGACACAGTTATTAAACGCACTGGTGCAGAACTTCAAGTAGGTTATGACAAAGCTTGTTACATACCTAGTATGGATTTAATACAAGTACCAAAAATTACAAAGTTTAAAACTGCAGAAGATTATTATGCAACTACGTTTCATGAACTTACACATTGGACAGGACATAAGAAACGTCTTGATAGAGATTTAAACAATAGGTTCGGAGACAAAGCTTATGCTTTTGAAGAACTTGTAGCAGAACTAGGTGCTGCTATGTTATGTAATGCTAATGGTGTTGAAGGTAAACTACAACACACAGAGTACATTAACTCTTGGTTAGAAGTACTTGAAAAAGATACTAAAAATATTATGAAAGCTAGTGCCTTAGCACAAAAAGCTTTCGACTTTATAATGGGAACTAAACCTTTTCAGGAGAAAACAACATGAAGTTTAACACGGATTTATTAGATATGTATTGTGAACGTACTGGTTGGGAAAACTGGGAAATTATTTCAACAGGACCAACTAAACTTATTGTTGAGTTTAACAATAATGTAGATCCATTTGATGGTGAAGAACAAGAATGACTTGACAAGATTTAAAATCTATGTTACTATAACAATACATCAATACGAAAAGGAAAACTTATGAGATGTATTGCTTGTGATAGACAGCTATCAGATTTTGAATCGACTAGGAAGTCTGCTACTACTGGTGAATATGTAGACCTATGTAATACTTGTTTTCAAAGTATACAAAGGGAATTAAATGCAGATGAACGTGAAGATTTAAGAGGTGATGTTGATGAGTTTGATGAAGTAGAGGAAGGGGAGTAATCCCCTTTCCTTATTTGTTCATTACGTACATTGTAACTTCAAAACCAAAACGCATTTCAGTAGCTGATGGAGTTGCCCACATAGTATAGTTCCTTTCGTTTAAATTAATAGAATAAATTTTCATTCTATATGTATATTATATCATACTTATTAACATTTGTATTGTGCTTTTGTATGAGTTAAAGCTAAGGAGAATCATGAGTCAGTTTCTAGGACATAACCCTTGCCCTAAGTGTGGCAGCAAAGATAACCTAGCAGAGTATACTAACAATTACTATTGCTTTGGTTGCGGTTATAATAAAATTAAAAATGATCTTAATTCTCTACGTCAACGCCTCAATAATAAACCTATAATTAAAGAGTTTGAAATGATTACTACCATCAAAGATATTCCACAAAAAGCTATGAAATGGTTGCTAAAATACGACATCTCCAGCGAAGATGCAATAAAATACAAAATGGAATGGTCTCCATTACATAAAGTTTTAGTACTTATTCGTAGTAGAAACTACTGGCAAGGACGTAACTTTTCTGATGGAGCTAAGTACAAATCACAAGGACAAAAACCTATTATGGTTTATGGCAAAGGAGATAAAATTGTACTTGTTGAAGATGTACTCTCTGCAATTAAAGTTGCTCGACTACGTTACGAAGGCTACTGTGCTATCCCTTTATTAGGATCAACAGTTTCTACTGAGTTAGAACAAAAGTTGACAGCTTCAAAAAAACCTGTTACAATATGGTTAGATCGTGATAAAGCTAAACAAGCAATTAAGATTAAGAATAATTTAAAAGCAAAAAGCATTGCTGCGAGTGTAGTTATAACTGCAGCAGATCCAAAAGAATATAGTAAAGGAGAGATTTTAGAATGGTTGAAAAACAAATAGCTAAACTTTTTTGTGAAGACAAAGAGTTATATAGTAATTATTATAAGTACCTTAATTTAGAATTTATTAAAACTAATTATACTAACTTATATAAATTATTTATTAGTATTGATAGTTACTATAATAAATATAATACTAATAGTATTACAAAAGAACAATTAGAAATTAGTTATAATAATAATTATTTATTACAATCATCAGAACGACAAGAACTTAAAGATCTTATTGATGAAGTATTTTATTACAACACAGAAGAAACTACAGAACCTCTTATCGAACTACTACGTACACACAAGACACGCTGTCTTGCAGGTAGTCTAGCTAAAATAGCACTAGACGTAGAGGACGGCAATACAGAAATACAAAAGTTATTCGACAAGTTTTTAGAGTTTGAACAAGACGATATAGAAGATGATAAACCAGAAGCAATTACTACTGACCTTGCTGACTTGTACCAATCACAAGTAGCAGAGTCTGGACTACGATGGAGATTAAATTGGCTTAACAAATCAATGGGTTCACTACGTCAAGGAGACTTTGGATTTATCTTTGCTAGACCTGAGACTGGTAAGACTACCTTCTTAGCTAGTGAAATTACTAACATGGTAGCTCAAACTGACAAAGATATTATATGGTTTAACAACGAAGAACAAGGTAAGAAAGTAGCTATCCGTTGTTACCAAGCTTTACTCGGATTAGAAACACAACAATTGTTTAGTGATATACCACACTATGCAAAACAATACATGGACATTACAGAAGGACGTATTAAAATCTTTGACTTTAATGACTCATCAAATGCTAAACGTATTGAAGCTGTATTAAAACAATACAATCCCGGTCTTATTATATTTGACCAGATAGATAAGATTAAAGGATTCAAAGCAGATCGTAATGACTTAGAACTTAAAGCTATCTACCAATGGGCAAGAGAACTTTCTAAACAATATGGACCTGTTATTGCTGTTAGTCAAGCAGGTGGTGAAGCAGAGGGTAAACTCTGGTTAACTATGGATATGGTAGACAGTAGTAAAACAGCTAAACAAGGAGAAGCTGATTGGATATTAGGTATTGGTAAAGAACAAGACAACACATCTCGTAGACGTTACCTTAACATTAGTAAAAATAAACTACTAGGTGATACAGATTCGTTGCCTGATTTACGACATGGGCAAACACAAGTCATCATTCAACCAGAGGTAGCTCGATATGCAGAAATATGATAAAGCTAAAAAAGTTTGCAATAAGTGTGGACAATCTGCAAAAGTATGGTATAATAATAAGTGGTGGTGTACAGCAGGAAGCCATCCAGGTGAGTTTAATATAATAGGATTATGTAAGGAGAAGAAATGAACTACACAATTATTGATGTTGAAACTACAATAAGTAATAAAGGTAATCCGTTTGACCAAAACAATAGCCTTTGTTTAGTAGGTACTACATCAACTCCTTACAATAACTCACCACAATCAATTTATATAATTGAGTTTGATGCACAACCTTACAAGAACAATCTGGAGAATCTTCAACTCTCCTTAGATTCAACGGATATTCTTGTAGGGTTTAACATCAAGTTTGATTTACACTGGCTACGTAAATATGGTATACGTTTTAATAAGAAACGGATATGGGATTGTCAACTTGTACACTTCATTCTTACAGGACAAAACAAACCCTACCCTAGTCTAAATGAAGTAGCAGAACATTATGGTATAGAACAAAAACTTGACACAGTAAAAGAAGAATACTGGAACAATGGTATTAACACACCTAACATACCTAAAGATATATTGTTTGCCTATCTCAGACAAGACCTTATTGTTACAGAACAAGTCTATCGTAAACAAATAGAAGACTTACATAAACAGCCACATCTCTTACGACTAATTAGTTTACATAATCAAGACTTACTTGTATTAGAAGAAATGGAATTTAATGGTATAACTTATGACTACAACTGGAGTGAGGTACTCGCTAATGAACTTGAAGAACAAATTGGAAAACTTGATAGAAGACTTTATAAGCACCATAATCATCCTGATTTCAATCCCTCTAGTAATGAGCATCTTTCTGCTCTCATTTATGGTGGAGACATTAAATACCGCGAACAGGTGGAGATTGGAGTATATAAAACAGGTCTTAAAAAAGGACAAGTTAAATACAAATGGGAAGAAAAAACTTTAGTACTACCTAGATTATGTACACCTTTACCTAAATCAGAACTAGCTAAAGAAGGTTACTACTCTACAGACGAGAGTACTCTTAAACAATTAAAGTTACCTACTAACGATGCTAAAGAAATACTTAGCTTGTTACAAACTAGAGCAACGTTAGACAAAAGATTGACAACTTACTATAGAGGTTTAAACAAACTTGTTGATGAACAGAACTGGAGAAAAGGAGTATTACATGGTCAACTCAATCAATGTGTAGCACGTACAGGTAGACTATCCAGTAGTAAACCTAATCTACAAAACTTTGATGGAGAAATTAAATCATTATTTAAAACTAGATATGGAGAATAGATGAACAATAAAGAACTACATACAAGAAACACCCATATTGTAATAGCAATTGTAGCATTTTTCACCGCGTTAATATTTGGAATCTGGCTTAATTACGATGCCAAGATTGAAATTGTAGATATACGAGGTGATGAGGAAGTTATAATTCAACCGATCCCTACCGCTCAAACAGAATTTTATGTAGGCATTGAAGAAGAACTTCCAGAGGTAGTCGGATATAACGAAAAAGTTATATCCGATTTACCACCTTTAATGCAAGAGGAAGCTGACTTAGGAGACCTCTAATGTTATTACAAGCAGATGCAAAACAACTTGAATGGGTAGGTGCTGCCTATCTATCTCAAGATAAATTAGCCATAGATGAGATATGGAAAGGTACAGACATGCACTCAGACAACCAAGAACGTTTTGGTTTACCAAGTCGTTTGATTGCTAAGACCTTTGTATTCCGCCTTATCTATGGTGGCTCTGCTTATAGCTATGCTAACGATCCTAACTTTAAAGACGTAGGTAATGAAGACTACTGGCAAAAGATTATTAATGAGTTTTATAACAAATACAAACAACTACAAGTTTGGCATGATGAGTTAGTTTTTCGTGCTAAACGAGATGGTAAATTAATTATGCCTACAGGTAGGACTTATTACTACGAACCAGAAGTAACTAAGTATGGAAAAGTTAAGTACCCTCGTACAAGAATACTAAATTATCCTGTGCAAGGATTAGGTGCAGACCTAATGGCTATTGCACGAGTATCATTATACAATAGACTTAAAGACAAAGAAGGAATTATAATGGTTAATACTGTACATGATTCTATAATACTTGACTTTAATCCTAAAGTGTGGGATAATATAAGTATAGTGAACATTGTTGATAAATGTTTTAATGATGTTCCTAAGAACTTTGAAAAGTTATTCAAAGTTAAGTTTAACCTTCCAATGAGAGTCGAGTGTCAAGTAGGTTCTGATTGGAAAAACATGGAGATAGTCAATGCAAATTACAGTAATTGATGTAGGACAAATGCAAACACAAACAGGCAAGAATGGTCGTTCCTATCAGTTCTTAGAGATTACATATAAGAACGAACAAGGACAAGCTCAGTCTAAAAAGTTAATGTCATTTGGTAATCCTGCAGTATTTAAAGCAGCACAAACATGGCAGAAAGGAGATACAGTAGATATTATGTCTGAAAAAGATGATAATGGTTATTGGCAATGGACAGGGTTAGGTAAGCAAGATCCTACTCTTTCTAAACCTGCAACTAAAGTAACACAAGGTGCAGAAACAGATCGTCAGATTATGATTATTCGACAATCCTCTTTGTCTAATGCAGTAGCTACCTTAGCAACACATGGTACTAAACTAAACGCAGCAGACGTTGTAACCTTAGCACAAACTTATGAACACTTTGTATTACATGGTTCATTAGGTAGTGCAACTACAGAAGCAAGTGACGAGGCTTTCTCAGAACTTGCTGATGATGTTCCGTTTTAATGTTAGCACTTATTGACATGGATATCGTATGCTTCAGAGCAGCCTCTTCGGCTGAATCTGAGGCATTTGGTATTGCTAAAAGTAGATGTCAAGACATGCTTGATGGTATACTAGGCAAAGTAAAAGCAACAGAGTATCGTGCATTTATTTCATCACCTAGTAACTTTCGTAAGGATGTCTTGCCTACCTACAAAGCAAATAGAACAGCAGTAAAACCTGTTCACTTGCAAAAACTTAAAGACTATGCAATTAAAAAAATGGGTGCAGAAATGTCACCTGAAGGATTAGAAGCTGACGATTCACTAGCTATCTTTCAGAAAGAACAAGGTACTATTATTTGCACTATTGATAAAGATTTATTACAAGTACCTGGTCATCACTTTTCATGGGAAATAAGTGGTAAGGGATGGAAGAGACCTGACTTATTTCTTGAACAAACAGAGTTAGAAGGTAATCGTTTATTCTTTGAACAATGTATTAAAGGCGATAAAGCTGATAATGTAATAGGAATTAAAGGATTAGGTGATAAAAAAGCAAGAGACATGCTAGGTAATTGTGAGACAGAACAAGAAATGTTTGAGATTGTTCAAGACCTATACGCTGATGATGATAGATTCATACGTAATGCTACTTGTTTATGGATGAAACGTTCTATCGAAGACAATTGGAAGGATAGGTTTGACTCCTACATTCAAAAGTAAATTCGAAGCTGTAGTTTGGAAACTATTAGTTAAACACTTTAAACAAAGTTCATACGAACAAGACAAGTTTAAATATATACAACCACAAATATATAGAACTTATATCCCTGACTTCAAGACTCATAAAACAAAAGAAGTTTATCTTGAAGCTAAGGGTAAATTAGATTTACAAACACGAAAGAAAATGATTTGGTTTAGAGATAGTAATCCTAACGTTATTATTATCTTTCTGTTTCAGAATCCTTCTGTTAAAATCTCTAAGAAAAGTAAAACTACTTACGGAGATTGGGCAACTAAGAATGGATTCAAATGGTTAGACAGTCGTAAAGACTGGATTAAACAATATAAGGAAATACTTAATAATGAAAATCCTACTACTTGATATAGAAACTTCCCCTAATACAGCTCATGTATGGGGACTATGGAATCAAAACGTTTCACTTAATCAGCTTATGGAGTCCAGCTATGTAATGTGTTGGGCAGCTAAGTGGTTAGGTAAATCAGAGATTATGTTTGATTCTGTTATGGAAACTACTCATAAGAATATGATTAAACGTATTCATACTTTGCTTGATGAATGTGATGGGGTCATTCATTACAATGGCAGTAAGTTTGATATACCTACACTCAACAAAGAGTTCTTATTACAAGGACTACGACCACCATCACCATACAAAGAGATTGATTTACTACGGACATCAAGACGTAAGTTTAAATTTCCTAGTAACAAGCTTGACTATGTTGCACAAGCATTAGGTGTTGGTAAGAAAGTCAAACATATTGGTCATGAATTATGGATTCAATGTATGGCGAAAGATAAAAAGGCATGGTCGGTCATGAAGAAATACAACAAGAATGATGTTGTTATCTTAGAGAAAGTATATAATAAAATGATTGCATGGATTAAAACACATCCCAATCATAATATGTTTAGTAGTTCAGTAGTCTGTCCAAATTGTGGTAGTCATCACTTACACAAACGTGGTACAGCTAGAAACGCTAGATACGAATACATTCGTTATCAATGTCAAGATTGTGGAACATGGTCTAGATCTAATAGATCACAAAGTTCTAAATCAGAATCAGCTATAGTAATTTAATGCTTGACTTTTTATATAGGATATGTTATAATATGATACCAGCTAAAAAGAAACAAATCGGTGGCACTCACTACATGAAGTTTTCAATACAACCTATTGAATTTATTCATAAAAACAAGATACCTTTTATAGAAGGGTGTATAATTAAATATGCAATGCGATGGAGAGAAAAAGGTGGTATAAAGGATCTTGATAAAATAATCCATTATGCTGAACTACTAAAAGAACTAGAAAGTAAATAAGATTATGGCACTTACATTTCCTGAAGTATGTGAAGAATTAAAAAAGTTAGATGAACAATCTTTACTTGAGTTGCTTGAAATTACTTCAGATGAAATTGTAAATAAGTTTGAAGATAAAATAGAAGACAATTTAGAACATCTTACATTACTAATAGACGATAATAAAGAAGAAGGACTATACGAATATGACGATTGAATTACCTACTGTATACCAACAAGTTATTGCTTCATCAAGGTATGCTAGATTTATACCAGAAGCACACAGACGTGAAACTTGGGAAGAGACAGTTAACAGATTAGTTACTTATCTTGAGACTAAAGTACCTAGTCTTAAAGAAGAACTAAAAGAAATACATAAGGCTGTACTAAATTTAGAAGTTATGCCTTCTATGAGATTATTAATGACAGCAGGAGAAGCCTGTGAGAGGGATAATATTAGTGCTTATAACTGTTCATACTTGGCAGTTAATAATAAACGAGCCTTTAGTGAGGCACTCTACATTCTTATGAATGGTACGGGTGTAGGCTTTAGTTGTGAACGTCAGGAAATTACACACTTACCTGTAATTCCTAATGACATTAAAGAGTGTGAAGATGTCATCGTAGTAGGTGACAGTAAACTAGGATGGGCAAAAGCCTTCAAGAAACTCTTATCTAGCCTATGGGAAGGAGACATCCCTACCATAGATTATTCTCAAGTACGACCAGCAGGAGCTAGGTTAAAAACCTTTGGTGGTAGAGCTTCAGGACCAGCACCTCTTAAACGTTTATTTGACTTTGTTGTAGAAACGTTTCATGAGGCTAAAGGTAGAAAACTAACCTCTATTGAAGTACATGATATTATGTGTATGATCGGTGAGATTGTTGTTGTTGGTGGTGTTAGACGTAGTGCTTTGATTTCACTATCTAATCTAACAGACAAACGTATGAGAGATGCTAAAATAGGAGCTTGGTGGGCTGACTATGCCCATCGTGGTTTAGCTAACAATAGTGTAGCTTACACAGAAAAACCAGATGTAGAAACTTTTATGGAAGAATGGTTATCCTTAGTTAAGTCTAAGTCTGGTGAACGTGGTATCTTTAACAGAGTTGCTGCACAAAAACAAGCAGCTAAATGGGGTAGACGTAATAACTCTTTAAACTACGGGACAAACCCTTGCTCGGAAATAATCTTACGTGATAAACAATTCTGTAATCTTTCAGAAGTTGTTATTCGTGCTGATGACACAGAAAAAACATTACAAAATAAAGTACGTATTGCTACTATATTAGGTACAATACAATCTACACTTTCTAACTTTAAATTTCTTTCTCATGAATGGCAAACTAATACTGAAGAAGAAAGACTGTTAGGAGTTTCATTAACTGGGATTATGGATGCAAAAATTACATCTAATCCAGACCCTAAAATGTTAGAAAGGTTAAGGGATGAAGCTAGAAAAACAAATAAAACGTACGCAGAAATACTTGGAATACCGACGTCAGCAAGTATTACGTGTGTTAAACCGAGTGGTACTGTTAGCCAGCTTGTTGATGCTGCTAGCGGGATTCATGCTCGTCACAACGACTACTACATACGTAGGATCAGAATGGATAAAAAAGATCCTATCTACGATTTTCTAAAAGATAAAGGTGTATATGTTGAAGACGAAGTACATCGTCCAGATAGTACTGCTGTATTTAGCTTTCCTATGAAAGCTCCTAAACAAGCTATCTTACGTAATGATTGGTCTGCTCTAACTCAATTAGAAAACTGGTTAATATATCAACGTCACTGGTGTGAACATAAACCTAGTGTTACTATCTCAGTTAAAGATGAAGAGTGGGTAGACGTAGGAGCATGGGTATGGAAACACTTTGATGAAATTAGTGGTGTATCTTTCTTACCTCATAGTGACCATACATATCAACAAGCTCCTTATGAAGATTGTACTAAAGAAGTATATAACTCTTTACTTAAAAATACTCCAAAGTATATAGATTGGACTTCCTTTATTGAAGAAGACGATAATACTATTGGACAACAAACTTTAGCCTGTACAGGAGGCACTTGTGAGATAATATGATAACTGAATTTGTACTAATATTAAGTTTTGTAGGAAACTTTGGTCCTGCTGAAAAGTATGAAGCTACGTTTAGTAGTTGTAAAGAAGCAAGTGAGTACTACGAAACTTTTTATAGAGGTAAGAAAGAATACAATGGTTATAGATGTATTCGTAAAGACTTGATAGTAACACCTTTAGGAGAGTGAACTATGCTAGATTATATATTAGTAATTTATTTAAACTTAGAACCCCAGTATATTGGTACATTTCAAGATTGTCAAACAGCTCATGAGTTTGTAACAGAAAGATATGCAGAGTTTGATAGTGGTTGTTTACATAGAGACTATATTAATTTACCTTTAAACCTACAAGAAAGCTTTTATATGCGTGATTTTAGAGGTGTTTTTGTACACTGGGAAAATAAATGAATATTACATTACATTGGATATGTGGTATAGGTTTTGGTCTAGAGTTTACTACCAATAATATTAACGATATGAGTATAGGTTATTGTTTAATTGATGTAGGTGTTGTACGAGTACAGTTAGCTTGGTATATAGATTAATCTGAATCTCTTTCTTCAGGAATTTCTCCACGTTCAATCATTCTTTTACGATAAGCTTTCCATCTAGCTCTTTCTAAACGTTTTTCAGTTTTAACTTGTTTTTCAGAAGGTATTTTAACATCAATTTGTCTACCTAATACTTTACTTGGATCTCCCTGACTATGAACAATTTGACTTGCAAGAGGAATTGTTTGTCCTGTTTTTTTAAGAACATCTAATACTTGATATTGGAAAGGATCATCAACATTATATACTGGTCTACCATTATAAAATGTAGTATTTAATAATATTTCTGTACCTAACATTACTGCAGGATTTACAGTAGCTAAGTTTTGAAATAAAGAATAGGGTTCTCGACTACCTTCTCCTACTCGACTAGCTGTATCTAATACATGTAATATACCAGCTCGTCTAACATGAGCCTCATCAGAACCAAAGATTTCTTGGAATACAGCATCTAAAATTGGATAAATTATAAAAGATGTAGAAGCTAAAGCTAAACCTGAATCAATACCATCTTTAAATTGTTCTTTAACAGACCTACCTTTAGCTATATCTCTAGCTCCAATAAAATTTGCTATTTTACTTGCACCTATATTACGTAAAGGTACATCTAATGGTGCTGCAATATCTCGTATAGTATTTAATCCTGAGCTAATCATACCATGTTTATATCGTGCAAATATAACTATATTTTGGTTTTGTAAAATTTTAGATAAAGCTCTAGACATTTTAGCACCCAATACTTTTTCTCCTACACGAATAGGAATACGATAACTAGGTAAATGTGACTCTACTAATTGTATATGTTCTTTCATAGTTAAGTTAGGATATTGACGTTGTTTTTGTTTTAACAACATCATAAACATAACATCTCGAACAGTCCACATACTGTTTTGTGCAAAATTAGAAACACCACCATAAGTTTCACCAAATTGCCTATTAGCTGCTCTGTCTGCTTTTTGCCAAAAAGACATATCTTTAGTAGACTTACCATAAAAAGTATCACGATTTACTTTAACAAGATTGTCAAAAGCTTTAGTATTTTTAACATTAGTAGACATCATAGAACTACCATTGCTTAAAGCCTCTCTATAGGTAGGTCCAAACTCTTGTACTTCTTTAGTTGCCCACATCATGTCTTCTTTAAATTGTTTTCTTGCTTCAGGACTCCAAGTACGCATAAATCCTTTAGTTGAGTAGAAGTGAATTAACTCATTGTGCATGTGAGGAATAGGGTTTAGCATCATATTTTTAACTAAAGCATCAGAAACTTTAGTTAAAATAGTATCAGGACGGGGTCTATTAGCGTCTTCTAATATTTCAGCAGCTCTATCTTTATACACATAAGCATCAAGATCACGATAAGATTGTGTTAAATCTTCTTGTACTTTTTTAAATCCTTCTGGAGCTGCCTCGCCTTTTTTAAGTTTAAGAGCATTTTGTTTAAAGTAAGGAGACTTTTTAATATTTTGCTCAAAAGTCATATCTCTTTCTAATTGTCGAAGTTCTGCTATTCTATCAAAAATAACAGCAGGATGCTCATTAACTAAATCTATATTAGTTTTTTCTGCTAAATCTTTACGAGTTGCTTCTCGTATTTCAAAATCACCTAGTTTTTCACCTGACTTTGTAATAGGACCTTCTGTACGTGTTTCATTTAAGTTTGTTAATAAACTAGCAGTACTATTTTTATCTTTACCTAAAAATGCTTTATTACCATTTTTAAATTCTACTGCTACTTGTATTTCTGTAGTAGTTCCTGTTTTTTTATTACGAGGTCCTAAGTTTTGATCTAATGCTATAACATGCCTTTCTTTTGTTATAGGATTATACGCAACAAAATACTCCCTAGCTGAAGTAGAACCTGGTCTATACCTAGCATAAGGATCATTAATTTTAAAATAATCACCAAATACATTTTTAAGAAATCCTGGTCGTGGAGATTGTATTCTTCTAGGTACAAAAGGACCAGTCTTTAATGGATCAATAATAATATCTTTTTCTAGTTTTCCAGCTTTTTCTAATTTTTTAATAAGTCTATTGTACTCTTTCATAGCAGGATCAAATATATCTTTTTTAATTTGCTTTTCAAGAATACTAAGAGTAGGTTTTTTATATTTAGCTTTACTATCCCATAACATATTATCTACAATATTATTGTAAATTTTATAATGCAATTCTTTATCTCTACCTAATAGTTTATTAAGTTTTGTTTCTAAAGATTTACTAATAAGTGTAGTATATGCTTTTTCTAATTTAAGTAATCCTCTACCTGTCAATTCATTTATACGAACAAAGTCTTCTTCTGTTTTAGTTTCTTTAACTTTTTTATTAATCATAGTAATTGGATTTTGTAAAGCTTCTAAAACTAATTTAGGAGTAGGTAAATCAAAAGCAATTCCATAGTCTGTTTGAGTAATTTTACCAAAGTCTGCAGCATTTTTGTACTCTTTTAAATGAGTAGAATTATATCCTAGAGACTCCCTAAGTTCTATACCTTTATTAATAGTAGCTAAATCTGAATTACCTGTAACACGTTTAATAGTTCCTGTTAAACCTGTTGTACTAGAAATTTTACCTACTGTTGCTGCAAGAGGTTTTGCAACAACATTAGATTTAAGCATAGCTAGTTCAGCTAAAGCCATACCAACAGGCATAGGTAGTCCATATTCTTGTTTTAATTCTTCAGCACCTTTATGAATATGCTCACCTACCCAATTTAAAGCTCTATTAGTAACAGTTTTATCTTTATACTTTTGTAAATCTTTTTTAACAAGTTTCCACTCTGTTTCTTTATTTATTTTAGAAAATGTCCAATCTAAAAAAGTATCTGCATTTTTAGCTATATTAAGATAAGCAGTTTTATCTCGAATACTTTTATCTGCTCTTTCAGCAGCAGCATCAAAAGTTGAATTTTGTTTAACTTTAAAAAGATTCATTTCATCTTCTTTGGTAACAGTTCCAAATTCTTTTTTAAATTTGTATTTTGATTCTTCTAACCATTCATTAGCTTGACTAAAAAGATAATCTATACCTGCCATAACAGGAACACCACCTGCACTTGTTTGAAATTCACCTGTAGCTACTGCACCAATAAAATCGTTAATAGCTAAGACTTCTCCTACCATTCCCATACCAAATTCTTCTAGAATAGTAGGTTCGTCAGTAAATACTTTTTTATAGTCTTCTGCTCTTTTTTTATTAAGATAGTTGTTAGCATCAAAAGTTGATGCAGGTTGAGTCGTAACTTCTTGTTTAGAAGCTAGATAAGCTTGAGGATCAAATGCCATTTTATTTAGTTAATCTAGTAAGAATATCTTTAGCTAAAGGGTCGTTTGGATTTTCTTTTGCCCAATTATAAGCTTCTAAATCCTCACCAGATAAATTAGAAGGTGTTGTTTCTTTAGGGGCTACTGACATACCTTTACCTTCTAAATAATTAATAACAGCAGATTTAACATCAGCAGGTAAAGTAACTGCTCCAGACCACCCTGTCCATCCTGTACCTTTATACCATTTAAGGTTGCCATCTTCATCTACTTGTCCTAACATTTCTTTAGCTAATTTAAAAGCTTCATCAGGTGCTAATAAAGGGCTTCTAATACCTACTTCATTAGTTGTAGTTAAATCAAGAAGTTCTGTTTGTAACTGTAATAAACCTTTAGCTAAAGCTTCATTATCTATATCAAAAAATCCTGTTTTTTCATTTTCATATTGATTTGCCCATGAATTCGCTACATCCCAATAAGGACCTTGTGCCTCTTTAATATTATCTTGTACTCTTTCTCTTAAACGTTCTTGATCTGCTAAATTATTTTTAGCAATTGTTGTAGCTTTTCCTATTGCAGCTTCATTTGCTTTATTTTTAGCTATTTGTAAATTAACGTCTAATTCTCTTTCTTTTAATTCCATTGTTTTACGATTGTCAAGATACTTTTGTCTAGCATCTAAAGCAAACAGAGCTTCATTAGCATAACCTTTATCACTTAAACGATTATATAATGATTCATAAACTTGGTCAGGATTAACACCAGCAGGCATATCTGCTTGAGTATCTTTTATAATTTGTTCAATATCTCTAGCTTTCATAAGTGTTTCATCTTCTAAACCAAGCATACTACTACCAGCACGAATTGCACCAGCTCCTAGTTTAGAAAAACCAGCACCTATTGCTCCATAACCTTGAGGCATTAATTGACCAAAGTTTAAAGCTTCTTGAGTATCAGCAGCTCGTTGTTGCTCCATAATTTGATTTGGAGACAATCCAAATAATCCACCTACAATATCTTTTGCCATTATATTATTGCCCCTAATTAAAATAGTTTCTCATAGAATTCCAAAATCCTTGATTTTGTGGAATTGGTGTAGACCATCCAGGTCCTTGCATACCACCAATATTAGCTTGATTAGCAGCTCCTCCTCCTTGTCCACCCCAATTAGGTATTGTCATAGCTTGTCCTAGTAAATTAGTAAACATACCAGCGTTAGCTAAAGAAGCGTTCATTCTTGTATTTGCAGCTTGACCATATCCTTGAGCTTGAGCTACTCGTCCTGATTGTGCAGCACTACCTAAGTCTGCTCCTAATTGTAAAGGCATCATACCCATTTGTTCTACACCACTAGCCATATCAAGTAAACTACCAGACTGTGTAATAGGCTGTAGTCTCATTTCTCTACCTAAACCAAAGAGACCAGTACCCATTGATATATCTTGTTGTTGTAGTTGTCTAGCTCTATCCTCAGCAGTTGATGCTAAGTTTAAATTAGCCATCTCTCTTGCTAGTGAAGCACTATATTGTTCAGGATTAACATAACCACCTGTACCTAAAGATACTCCTAAACCACCTCTACCTGTTCCATAAAGGTTCTCTCTTAAACGAATGTCTTCCATTGTTCGTTCTGGTTGTAAAAGTCGTAACTGTTGATTATAATAATCTGAAGTAGCTTTAGCTATATCTGTTTGAGAACCACGTTGAAATATATCTGCACCAGTTTGACCTATATCTGTAAAGAGTTTTTGTTCAGCAGTAGTAGGTTGAAAACCTAAAGCTTGATTATAAAAGTAATCTCTAAAAGTTTGTAGCTCTGGACTAAGTTCATAACTTACAGTATCAGGACCAAAAGCAACATCACCATAAAATGATCCCTCTACATCATAAGGTTTATACCTAGCCAT